TTGGTTGTGTCAGGGTTCAGGTAAAGCATCTGCTTGTAAATGTGCGATGCCCCCGAATTTCACAATTTGCGCCCAATCTGCCTGTATAGTTCGGCCCGCTTCTTGGCGGTTTCAGCCACGTTGAACTGTTTCTTGATGTCGGCCGTGAGGTTGTCAGCCAAGCCTTTACGCAGGTCGGGGTCAAGGATTAACTGCTTGATATACTTGTACCAGTCCTTGGGTTTGTTGTAAGGAACAAGAAACCCGTTCTCTCCGTGCCGAATTACGTCGGTGTAGGGGATGGTTTCGCTTGCGATAATCGCTTTGTTCATCCACCCTGCCTCGACCACCTTTAACTCGGACTTGAGTTTGTTAAATTTGGTGTCCCTCAATGGTGCAAGGGTTACGTTCACGAAGTTGTAGCCCCCGACGTACGAGTAGATGTCAGCAGCCTGAATGCGCCCGTAGTTCGGGTTGTTGCCTTGGTCGCTGATGATTTTCTCGTAGCCTTCGTAAACAGGGTTGTTGTCGTTCCACCCTCCGAGGTAGAGCCTGTACTTGCCATCCAAGTTTGCGTCCCAGCGTAGTTTCTGCATTCCTTCTCGCAGGATTTCCATGTCCTCGCCATGCTGCGCACCACCGAACCAACCGAACTTCACGAGGTGCTTGTCGGGTTCTTCCTCCGGGTTGGGAATGAACTGCTGATAGGCTTCGTAGGGTTCGTTCTGCAAGATGCTCACATTGGCGTTTAGAGGCCGTATGCGGGCAGCAAGATGCTCGGTGGTACAGGTAACCCAGTCAGCCATTTTGATGTGCTTACGGATGACCTCTGCGAGTTTGGTTTCGTGGTAGTGCCTATACATGATGTGGCCACTCTCAAGCACCCAGTAGTCGTCCAAGTCAAGGATGACTTTGGCCCCGAATTGGGTCAATGCTTTGTAAACATTTTCGACTTGCTCCATGGTTCCCTGACACCAAAGCCTGCTGAACAGGAATAGGTCTATTGAACGAATCCCCTCGTCGCTGATGGTGGTGATATTCTCGACGCAGACGTAATCGAACTCCGGGTAGTTGTCGCCCAAGTATGCGTTCGGCATTTCAAGGCGGTAAAAACTGCACCCGGTTGGATGGGCGTTGTAAACGATGCAAATCTTCATGGCCGTAAAAATAAGAAGGGCAGCCATTGCTGACTGCCCCTCTCAAACCTCAGTGATGAAAACCTAAGTCAAAGATACTACGAACCGAGTATCTGCGTTGTCGATGGTGCAAAGACTGTTGACGCAATTAGGAACATCGGGTCAGGCTCCATTCCAGAAAGCGTTATTTCGTAGCCGTTTCGGTCGCCGAATGCAGTACCAGTTCCAGCGGTTCCAGCGGTTGCCTCAAGGCCGTTTATAGCACCCAGCAACCAGTAACGACTGTTGTTGTCTTGGACGATGACGATGACTTTACTACGAGCGAGCAAACGGAGTTCATTGCGGACTGCGACTTGCAGTTTGTTGATGGTAAAGGTTACTTCGGGGGTGTAGAAGATTGTGCCATTCTCCATACTTGCATTCAGCGTATCCGTCATAGACGAAGTTGCTTTGGTCAAGTCATACTCGAAGAACCCACCCGAAGCGTAACCCGTGAAGCCCGTTACTGAACCCGAAAGGTTGGCATTGCAGGACCCGGTAGAAATCCAGTTTTGGACGTAAATTGTTTTGATGCCACCGACTGAATCACGGCAGCCGAGTGTGTAACCAGTTGTAAGTGCGCAGGACATATGTGTATTTGGGGTTTAAGTTACAAGAGAACAAAAAGCAGGGGGAGGTTTCCCTCCCCCCTACACATTAGGCCAATCGGAAGTCTACGATGAGGTCGGGATAAGCGAACTGGACACCTGCTTTGAAAGCTGCGATACTCCGGATTTCGTCGTTTTCGCGTGCATAAAAGATGGAAAACTGTTCTTCGTCGCTCAGCAAATCACTCGCGTAAAACAGGTTGCCGAGGTATGTGCAGACGATGCGGTTCGTTCCGGTCAATCCGGGAACTGCAATGACACGGACGTTTGTGCCGGGATAAACGAACTCACCATTAGCAAGGCTCGCAAGGTCAACTTGGTTGTACAATACCGCCAAACCACCTGTGGTCGTTCCTTGCTTGAAGGCTTGAACCAAGGTGCGGTAGGTGTTCCATCCGCAGAAGATTACAAGGTCTTGCTTCGTCAGGATGGCCTGTGGGATTTGGTTGTAGATAGCGTCAAAGATGCCGATGACATTCGTTGCAGTGATACCAACGGAGGCCGATACCGCTCCTGTGTTACCGCTGATGGTAGAACCCGATGCAGCGTTCAACAACTGGTTGACACCTGAAAAGTAGGTGTTGCCCTGCCAAATTGCATTCTCCAAAGCCTCGGCGATACGGAGAGCCTTCTGCTCGGCAAACGCCTGCTCAAAAGGAACACCATCGTACATTGAGCCAGCAGTCAACTGGGTCTGCATCCAGTACTGTTCCAAAGAGCGAGGACACAAAGTTTCCATGACCTTCATACGGCCAACTGTTACGACACGCTGACTGAATGTGGTAGTTCCTGAACTTGTGTAACCGCAAAGGTCACCGCCTTGCAGAACTGCATCGGTGTCCATGAGGTTCAACGCAGCAGCGAACTTGACACCAACCTGCTTGGTGAACAAAGATGCTGACTTGGCCGAGAATACGGCCTTGGTGATGAGAGGAAGCCTCTCTTGGTCGGTGTAGGCGCTTAGATTGCCAAAATTGTATGCCATTGTTAATGGGGGTTTAGGGGGTTAGTTTTTTTTGAGTGATTGGAGTGCTTGTGCGAGAGCGTTGAAGTTCTGCGATGCCTGAGCCTTGCGTTGCTCAACGATTGCGGAACCGCTTGCTTTTGGGGCTTCGGCTGGGAGTTCGGAAACCTTCTCGACGATGTCGGCCATGGTTTCAACTTGGCTTGCGAATGCGGACATTTTCTCCTTCATCTTGCCCATCTCGGCATAGGCTGCCTTGAGTTCTTCCATGATGGCTCCAAGGTGCTTGGCGACGATAGCCTCAACGACTTCGGGGGTCATTAGCGGATAAGCGCCCTTGATTTCTTCAGTTACATCAACGGCCACTTCGGGAGTGATTTCAGCAGCAACAGGCAACGGCTCGATGACCGGGGTCGCTACTTCGGCAGCGATGACCTCAACGATTTTGCCTCCTTCAGTCTTGATAGTTCCAACGCCTTCGACAACGTGTTCGCCATCAGGCGCAGGGAGAGTGCCATCTTCGGCAACGACGTAAACGGCAGTTCCGGCAACGAGGTCCCCGTCAACACGGACAACCGTGCCATCGGTCAACTTGTAGTCAGCGAAGGACTGCTTTTGGGTGCTGAATTTGCGGAGTTCAGTCCGCAGGGATTCGATTGCGTTTTTCAGGTTCATAGTTAGTGGGATTTGTAGGTGGGGGTTAATTGTTGCAAAAAAGCGGTTAATTCGTCAGCGAGGCCAGCGAGTGCGACCTCCATTTCGGATTCGGTCTTGTCCATCCCGAAAAGGCCCTCAACGGAGAAACCCCTGAACAGGTTGCGGTTGTCCCACACCTCGTCGTTCTCGACTTTGAAGGACCCGAACCAAGAACCGTCGGGGGTGTCCTCGTATCCTTTCGGAGGCATGATACCACGCTCGGCATCGGTTATGAAGGACTCGAACATGAACACGCCATCCAGTTCGGCATTGTGGTAAGCGTTGACGTTGTGCTGATTGCCTTGCTTAAAGTACTTCTGCACGATTTTGCGGATGGTCGCTTTGTCAAAGACGACGTAGTACTCGCCATAGGTTTCGTCCTTGCGGAAGATGGGTGTGTCTGCAAGCATTAGCGGACCCGTGAGGACCCTGCGTTCGCCTGTTTCGGTGAACTTTTGTGGTGTCTTTGCGAAGGCTTGGAATGGCCGTTCAATCGCTGGCATATCGGTCAGGGCCACGAATTGGACCCCTTCATCGACCTCGTCCACGGTCATCCTGTAAATGGGTAGTTCCATAGTGGTAAATGTCCTACGCCCCTAAAGTTGCAAATTCCTCAAGCCTCCGAACCCTCCGAGTGCTTTGGGTGATATCCCGTTCCACCACATAGGCTCGCATCGGTGATGAACCTTGGCCCTGGCCTGCCGAGAGTTCGCCCGTCCCGAGGTTGGTCGTTTGTGGGTTTGCAAAGATGGGAGGAGGTGCAACCTCTGCTCCTTCACCACCACCAGCAGTCAACGCCCCACCGCCTCCACTTGCCGAACTCCCTTGGAATTGGGTCTTACTGATTTTGGCGACCTGCGCTAAACCTGTCGCAAGGGCGATACCTGCGTCAATGAACTGACGACCCGTTGCAACTTTAATCGGGTTTCCTCCAGCCGTCAAAGCAGCGGTTACGGCCATGAAGGTGTTGATAAGGGCTTGACCCATGCTGGCCTTCTTGTTTATCTCAAAGGCTTTCCGTTGGTCTTTCTCGGACTTGCCCAAGCCAGCGGTCAGCAAATCACCAAGCGCACCAACGGCCTCCGAAGCCATCTGCAAGTCCTGTTGTCTACGTTTGCGTTCAATCTTCGAAATTTTGTCTGCACTATCCTCGGCAATGCCTTGCTCTTTAAGTCGCATTTCCTCGGTTAGCAGAATATAGGCTTTGGCAAACTCGTCCGAATCCGTAAATCTCTTTTTGAGGTCTGCTTCCCTTTGTGCCTTTTCTTCCCGAAGGATTGCGAGTTTTTCATCTCGCAAAGCCTTTTCCCGTGCGAGTTCATCGTTTATCCTTCCAATTTTAGCAAAGCGAAAATTCTCGGCTTCTTGACTGGCTGCCGAATCCATCGCCCTCAAATCCTCTGCATCTTTCTTCTGCTTTTCTATTGCATCGGTTCGCAGTTTGGTTTGATATGTTAGCCTTGCGACCTCTTTATCGTGAATCAGTTGCGCTCGTTCTTCTTCTTTCTCGGCTGCTGCAATCCTTGCGTCGTAAGCAGCCATCAAGAGGTTCTGCACCTTTGCCTCGCTTTCGCCCCTTGCCTCCGCAAGTTCAACCTGCCTTTGCGCTAATTCGGATACGGCTTTCAGGTCTTTAGTTTCAATGCCCAAGAAATCCTTTACGACTTTTGTGAGTTTTTCCCAATTCTCAACGAGCAATCCAACACCAACAATCGCTGCACCAATACCCGTTGAAATCAATGCAGTCCTAAAAAGGCGAAGGCTTACAATGGTTCCTTTCAACGTCTTGTCGTAGAGGGCCGTTGCAATCCTGTTGGCCGTCATTGAGATAGCCGATTCCTTTTGAAGGAGGACCGTTACCTGCTGGATTCCGTTTGCAATAGCCATGGTCGCATTGACCTGCAACATAGCCTTTTGGATGTCCTCGTTTTCCTCACCAAACAAAGCAGCAGCACCTTGAGCGATTTGAAAGCCAGCAGCAACGCCTTGGACCGCTTGCGTGAATGCCTCAATATTTTTGGTGTCCGAGCCAAGGTTTTTGACTCGTTGCCCGACATCGCCAATAGTATCGGATAGTTGACCTGCCTCGGCCTCTAACTTCCGAAACTCTGCGGAGTTCTCTTGCCCAGCAACCGCAAGGTCAACGAGCGCACGTTGTAAATCACGGAGCCGTTTCTTTGCGGATTCCGTTCCCTGACCTGTTGAGTCTTTAAGTCCTACTTCAAGGACGATTTCTTTAGTTACTGCCATTATCCGGGGGTTGGTAATTCAGGGTTGATGGGTGGTTCGTAGTCGGGGTCTGATGGGTCGGGGTCGATAGGTCCGTTCGGTAATCCAGCAGGGTCGCTCGTTATAGCAACGCTCGTTATAGGTACGAACTCTGCGAGGTTGAGAATCCTGCGGAGCGTTACCCTGCACGGCTTTGCTTCGCCTACGGTATAGTCCCGAATCTCAAGCAAACGCCAGCGGATGCCGTTGTAATAAATCGGCTTGCGGAAGTCAAGTTGGTAGATGTCCACGCAGTTCAAGACCACCGTCAACTCCAACTGCAACGCCTCCTTGGAGGTCGTTTCGGTGATGTAATTCAGCCAATACTTGTTGTAAAGGTTGTTGTTCGTGTAGGTGATTGGCGTACCGCTTGCGTTGACGGCATTGTAGAAGACCTGCCTTGGAATGCCAAAGGCAAGGTCCTCGGTCGGTGCATAGGGGTTGTCGATGTGGCTGACGAATGGAACGTTGGCGACGTATTCGCCAGTTGCAAACGAACCGCTCACGCCTGTTTGATAGAACCAAGACGTTGTTCCTTGAGCAATTGAGTTGTACTGCGCTAATCGGTATCCCGTGTTCAACTGCTTGACCGTACCGCTTGCCGTGCTGCCTTCCAAGTCCCAAGCCCTGCCGATGACCTTATCGGTCGTGAACGAACCCGGTATCAGCGTTCCGGCCATTGTTTCGCAGACGAACTCGGACTTGCCGTAGAAATTTTGCGTCAAGAACTGACGGCCTCCGTAGCCCTCCTTGGCGAGCGGATTGCTTGACTTGTAGGTCTTGGACAGGTAATCGCCCATGTCCTTATACTTAAACACAAGCGACTTGTATTGGTTGGGGTCGCCATTGGTCAACAACTGCTCTTGGTTCTCGTCAACCTTCTGCGTCCAGTCAACCACACCGCTGGAGTAGAAGTCCTTGAACGGTTCGATGTATAGGAGTTTTGGGTCCTGT